ATAAGCCAATAACTAATATGAAAATGGCTCCGAGTGGAGCCATCTATTGAGGAAGATACTTATTATTATCTATAGAACTACATGAAACTTTTGTGGGCAGTCTAGATACTCTTCAAGTTCAATCCTTGTAAGATCAGCAATCCAATGCTTTAAATTTCTACACGAGCAATAATCCCAAAAGCCATCAACAAAATTATTGGCTCTGAAACCCTCGAGACAAAACTCTTGGTCGTCGTCGTGCCAATAGATTGTTATATTGCTGTCACTAAAACAAACCACTTCGTCTGCATTTTTCTTTTTGACTATTAGTTCGCTGACTGCGTTAATTAAATCTCTCTTTTTCATAATTATCTCCTTTCTTAAATATCGATTAGTTATACCACGAAAGCCGAGTATAAGACTCGGCTAGTGGGGTGGGGAAATTTAGACGACCATAAAACCTCTGTTAACTACATCTAAGATAGTGCGATTGGCTCTCATTATCCAATCTAGTTGGAAAAGTGGAGTCACTCTATCGGTGCCAGGAACACCAACTATAATAGGGTGGCATCCTTCTAGACCAAACTTAGCAACAGCTTTATTAAGGTTCTCTACAGAAGCGTAGCTTCTTAGGTTTTCGTCGATTACTTTGTACATATTTATCTCCTTTCTTATTTATGTACAATTCATTCTATAGGAATCTGCAACAAAGTAAAGGAGTTTAATAAAAATAAATGACTTTTTTCTCGAGCAAAAAAATGGCTCCCAGAGGAGCCATTTATTAGTGGGTAAACTTTAGCCGATATAGACATAAGTAGAGCCATACGAAAGACGGTACCTGACACTGATACCAGTGCCGTACTCACTAGTGTTTTTTGCCTCGCCGTTTTCTGCGAAACCTTGCTGTTTTAAAGCAGAAACCTCGTCTGCCTCTTTACAAGTTTCTAGGAAGTTTTTCCAAGGAAGAGGAACTAA